GTATGCGCGTTTGTGTCGGCACTTACATACAGTGTTGGTACTTTGGCACGCAACGCCATAGCCAGTGCTAGTGTCGACTTACCAGCACCAGGGGTACCAGCAATCATCGATACTTCAGCACGTCTAAGTATAATCTTATGCGCTTCGAAAGTTCGGAACACGGATGGAAGTGGTTCGCCACCTATGTCCGCGCTGCCAACCGCACGGGCAAGGGTTCTCATTAGTTAGAATGTACTCCATTCAGACTCATTGCGCTTAAGGAATATCGGTTCGCACTGGTCAGGAGTTCCCTTTGGAGTTGAGCACATATATGCTTTCCAAGGACCCTTAGCGCTAGCGCCTTGTCTCTTAGTCATAGGACCGTGCTTACAAGCACGACCAGTTGGTGCGGTGCTAGGTGTTGTTGTCTGTGGGACAACTGTTGCTGGAATAACAGCGGTTACGTTATTAATCGCCTGTTGTGTTGTAACAGGTGCTCCCTCAATAGAGGTAGCCATTGTGATAATTGCTCCCTCGGCTCCATCAGTACCGAGTACTTCGACTAGATTTCTCCTGAAATCGGAAAATGTATCTGCTCCGATTACAAAGATTCTCCCGTCATTTAGTTTACTGCTGACTTGGAAGTTTGCCCCAGCCATTATTTCTCCTTTGTTGTCTGTTCGTTTTTGAACCCTGTATTGTCCCAAGCATCAACCATCTCATCCATAGTTCTACGGATAGGGAAGATGTCATCCACTATACTCACTAGACTTTGCTCCATTCATCCACTTGCAATATGATAGCACACCGCATCTTCCGCAGTTGCTAAAGTTAGGTAGAAATATATCAGCCTTACGTGCCTTATCAAATCCCAAGAATATACTCTCAACCTTATCAGGTTGGAGATGTTCAAGATTCCAAGTAGTGATACTACCAGTACGTGCATCCCAGAAGCCAGCCTTATCGACTGATACACCCTGCTTGTCTAGAGCCCAAGCGTAAACTGCTAGTTGCAGGGGATGCCTCTGAGATGACGCACCAGTCTTGATATCGACGAGCACCCTATTGCCGTCGTAATCAACCAATACACGGTCAATGGCAAGTTTGACCGTAGTATCGCCCAATGCAATCTCATATTGTTTCTCAATAAAATCTTCGTATACACTCCAACCTTTGTCAGGGTGCATAAAGTCTGCCCAGCGGTCTAGCATCCACGAGCCTTCGCCATACCACCAAGAGATATCTTCACGACCACGAAACTCCCAAGTGTTCATATCGCCGTGGAGTGCTTCGTCTTCTTTAATCTGATTGAACCATACATCGTTCCATAGTTCATCATTGTTATTGGTTTTACCGAAGTCTAACTTATCGAAACGTTCGGTAGCCTTATGGACAGCAGACCCACCCGTAAACCATACTGCGTGTTTCTCGGGTACGCCTTGTAGTTTTGTTAGGTTGTATTTCCAGCCACATTCTTGCCAAGTATTGAAGGAAGAATATGATATATGTTTAGGTAATTCGCTCATTCCTCAAGGCTATCACAGTCACATAACTCCCCGCAGGTTAGGCATCCTTGCCCCAACCAGTCCCCTTGAAGTGAATAGGATTCGCCGAAAACACTTTGAATAAAACGCTGCCACAATGAACGCATTTAATTTCCTGACTCTTATCAAACGGAAGAGTTAACTCTTGGACTGTATCACAAGTCCTACATTCGTAATCGTATACTGGCAATTTCGCTCCTATATGCCTGAACCCCAGATTCTAAGAAATGCCCCCCCTACCCCCCCATAAAAATGAGGTGGCGAGGAGGCTGGGTTAGGCTATGCCGTCACCCCGTCATCTGAAGTTTCTGCCCCACGGTTTCCCGTGAAACAATATTAACATATAAATATTTTTCCCGCATATAAAGAAAATAGACCCCCATCCTATGGGATTACCACAGGTAGGGGGTCAAAGTGTCTAAAAACGCCCTTAGAAGGCGTTTAAAGGGCTACTTAGCGCCTCTGCCAAACTCGCTAGCAGATGGGTCTAGCCACTTAAGGACAGGTCCGAGGAAGCCAGCAAGGGCTGCTGTTCCCAGCACCTTTAGGTTAGTTTCTCCAGCAAGGTATAGTGCGACTGCAGCGGATGCTGCGGCACGGAACCAAGTAAGAGATACTTGTTTGAATTGTTCCATTAGATTGCCTTTCGTTTAGGTTTATGAATAGGACAGCACGTGCATACTATCCGTGGTTCAGATGCTAGCACTTTTTTCTTAGGTTGGGGGGTAAGGTTAGCCAAGACCTGATTCAGGACTTTAGGCTGGTTTACCCACCAGAACCAAGGGCTAGTGTCATTAGATTTATCAGAGTTGATAGAAATATGGAGATGCTTAGTGTGAGGGTTACTACCGCTATAAGGGCGATTACCAGACTTAGCCCTATCACGGGACCAGATTTTCTTATTAAAGATAAGATAAGAGACTCGTTCGTCCTCTTTAAGTTTTTCAAAGATAACAGCACAGTCTACCCCTTTATCAGGGTCGTGGGTCAAATCGACTGCTAGCCCAGTATTGTGGTCCGAATTCGGACTGGCTTTCTGATGCGCTAACGAAGGCAACAACCCGTCTGACAGTTTCTTGCGCTTCGGAAACAACGCTGTCGCTTGACGGAGCACAGCAATAGCAGCAGGTGACGCTACTTTGGCTACAGGTTTCATTCATTTCCTCAATGCTTCCTTGACTAACTCGGTCAGTAATTCTACTTTTTCTTCTAGTAAATTAACCTTATCCTTAAGGCTAGAGCCCCCATTGGGGCGTAGTTCATATAGGTAATGCTTGACTAACCAGCGCACAGCGCCAGCAAATCCAGCAATTAGAGTAAATATGGCTACGGCTAGGCCAACCCATTCAGTAGGTGTCATTATACTGTCCTTATAGTGATAGTGATTATGCCTCCAAAACCAGAAAAACCTCTATCTGGTGGAGTCATACGGTTGAATTGAATTTGTTCTACAACGCATTGGCGAAACTCGCCAGTTATTAAATCCTGAAAAGTAAGAACATCTCCGTTTTCTTCAACGGCTTCGAGCGCATTGATTCTATCTTTGGCTCTACCTTCGTATCCTGTTAGGACGTTATACTTATCGGTCTCCACGTCAAAACAATAGACGGGAAATCTAATTACTCGCTGTCTAGGTGTAGCGATAGTAGCCTTAGCCTGGTATCCTTTAAATGTAGGACCTAGGCTGCTAGTTGTAGCATCTCTGTAAAGAGTAAATTTATAGGCTAAGTATTCTTGTGCATTTGCAGGTTGACTGGTAGTTACTTCTACAGGAGGTACAGCAGAATCATAAGTTATGACATCGTAGACTGTGCCATCTTCATCTACTGTGTTAAGGGTCATAGAGCCCTTACTAAAATCACCACGTCCTAGTAAACGCTTAAAGTTTTTAGGTTCTAATGTGTTGTATCGGATGTAACCTGTCTGTAGATATCCATTAGTAATCAAAGTAGATGCTGACTCTGAATAGACATATCCATCAGCAGATGATGCAAAGGTAGTGCAATAGGCTAGTCGGTCACTATCGCCAAGAAAAGCACAGCCTGTAGTCTGATGACCAGTTACACCAGCATAATAAATATCGTTAGCATAAGCATAAACTAAAGTACTTATTTCTGTAGATAAATCTATACGGATAACTCCTGGCTCACCATCCACACCAGTAGCACACCATATGTAATGGTCTCTTGCAGCAAAGTCATAGCAAGGCTGGGTTGTTTTAACTATCAATGGACCGTATACTATAGAGCCATCTTCTTGAACTGTGGCAATACGAATACCTTTGCTTGTACCAATAGCCATCAATCCTAAATAGTAGAATATACGAAAGACTTTTTCTCCAACAGGTAATTCTGCTGCTACTATTGCTTGATTAAGAGTAGGCATAGCACCCGATGTATTGAGTGTAAACCTTTGAATAGTGGATTGAATACCGTTATAACCAGAAACATAAATTGATGTACCTGATGCTGTAATACTGGTATAAATGTGAGTAGTTGCTGGATGTGTATAGACTGCAGTGGGTAGGGCTGAGGCTGCTGAGGAGAACTCATATATCTTGTTGTTGGCGCACATAACAATACGCTCTTTAACAAACTCCATTACCGCATTGGTTACAGTAATGCCATTGTCAGTAAACATAACAGTAGCAGATGTAGACGAGTTACCTGTGAGCGGTTTTCTATTTACTTCTAGTTTACCTGACGGACCAGTATCATTGGTTACCCAATAAGCATCAGTGCCATCATCACAGATAGCAAATACTTTGTCATCAGTACCAGAGTTATAGTCAATAAAATGAGTAACAGTTCCGCTAGTATCAATTTTATCTACATCAAATTCATCAAGCAATAGAACAGCATTAGTTCCGCTGTATTGAATAGAGCGAATATGTTGGGAAGGACGACCATTAGATGCAATAGCACCTGTTGTGTTATGCCCTTGAGTGCTATCTTTAAGAAGGGTTACTTCACCCTCTGTCCATACATCTAGGCCTTTACTATCTGCATATCTGAAAGTACCTTCACCTGGAATAAGTGCTGGGTCATAAAAAGTAATGCCAGTCCCTTCGTGAAAAGAGGACTGGCTACGAAGCCACCAACCAGTGAGCGACTGCTCACCAGGTTCAGACTGATTATCAAATTGTTCTTTACGGAAAGGAGCAGTCTGGCGAATGTAAGGATACTCGTCACTAATAGCATAAATGAACGGCATACCGCCAATAGCCACGTCATAGGCTACATCAGTGTTTTGCCATATGCTTGCATCAGAAAGTACACCAACATCAACAGCAATAGCCCGCGACGCGCGACCTTCTGTAATATCACGACCAGCCACTTATTCTCCTTGTTGCTCTTTAAGTTTAGTCTTTAAATGTTCGTTAGCCCAATACAATGCATAGTAGTCATAGTCAACGCTAAAGCGTTTCATATGCTTTACCAGTGCCCCAGTATGGGCGTGTAGTGGTATACCTGCTGCCTTCATACGGCGGAAGAAGATAATATCTTCGCCAACAAAATGCTCATCTTTACCGTCACCAGTCTCCATAAACATACCCTTACCAGGGTGTGCTTCACGCAGTTTAGGAACAATAGACTTATGCATTAGGACAAAGCCAAACCCTGCACAGTCAACTTTGATTACTTGGTTGTCAGGTAATGGGTGGTGATAGCGAACTTGAAATTCATCTACATCATCAAATAAAACTGGGAACGGGCGCATAAGACTGCCCTCGTTCTCCTTAGATATGAAGTAAACACCGCTGACTACGGGACGATTAATCTTATCGGCTGTCTGCCAGAGTTTCTGCATAGCCTCAAGAGTTAGAACTATGTCTGAATCTACCCATAGTATCCAGTCTGTCTTTAGTTTATCTGCCCAGTAATCAAAGAGTATCTGGCGTTGTCTGCCTATCTGATTACCCTGCACGCGTATGCTAGTAGTAAAGCGCATACCGTTATTAGGACCAGCAATTACTGCTGTCATTAACCCTTCAGTAAACTTACCATCGGTGGTGCCATTGTCGCACCAACCGATAGCCACTGTCTCTTGCTTTTGTATCATTGTGTCCCCTGCTTTCGTTATGGTTATTTTACTGCACTATCTTGAGGGATTGTGCTAAAGGCCAAGTGCCTTTAAGTCCTCGGTTGTAAGTCCGAGTGCTGCAAGTTTGGCTTCGGCTGCTAAGCGTTTTGCTTCTGTTTGTTTTTGAACTAATTTTCTTGCTTCTGCTGCTGTTGCATCTTTTTCAATCTGTTCCAACTCTAAATCATTTGCATCTCGCACAAATTCTTCGCCAGTTTCAACATTAACAATTTTTACTTGTGGGCTTGTCATTATTTAACTCCGTATAGTAGGGCGGTTCCGCTTGTAAAATTACCAGATTCAGGAAGTAACCTAAGGCTGCTAATTGCTCCAGTTTGATTATAAACTCCCCATTGTCTCCAAATTTGAAAGTTTGCAGTAGTAGTTGCATCGGTAACAATTGATAGCGAATCATTTAGTTGCCAAGTTGTTGTGTTGGCATAATCTGGAATGAAGACCCAAATTAAACTTTCACTTACCGAATTGTCATTACCTGCGCTTATATTAACTGAAGTGTCATTGAAAGCCCCACCAAGAGCAAGGTCAGTTCCAGTTCTATGTCTATTTGCATTTGCATCATCATTGTATCGCATCCGTAATGAATAATTATCACTTGCAGGTAAATAATCTCTGATAATTAATTTTAAGTCATTATAAGTGCTAGGTATATTGTCAAGTAAAACTGAAGAACCTGTTAGCGTTGTTGTGCTAATTAAAGTTTCACCACCACTAGCAGGCGCAGCCCACTTTAACCCTGTCGTTTCTCCAGAGTCAACCGAAAGAAGGTAGCCTGCAGTAGATGCTACTGCCAGCCTAGAGAAAGTATCTGCACCTGTTCCAACTACTAAATCACCTTTGGCATCTATAGCAGTAGCCATAGAGTTAGTAACAGTTACAGTACCTGATGTACCACCACCTGTGATACCAGTACCAGCGGTAATCCCGTTTATATCTGCTGCGAAATTATCCGCAAGCGTTCTTGCTTTAGTCATTAACTACCTCTTTCCAGGTTAGACTTGTTTCATCCCAATACCACATACCTTCTAAAGGCATAGGTATTGGCGGTTGCCAATCAAAATTCTCATCTAGTGACCAAGATGGATAAGGCTGCGGCGCTATAAACACATCTGCTACTGAGTCATAGGTATAACCTATGCCAGCGTATTGCTTGCGGATATTGCCATTGTATGAAGTTTGCTTCCAAAATGAATAATTATGTAATAAAGTAAGAAATTGAATTCCAGATATTTCTTCATTTCCTAAATCAAGCGCATCGTTAGCAACGCAATGAACTGCAATTACTAAATTATTTTCATCTAATTTTGCAAAATGTGCCATTAGATTGTAATACTCCCATCGCCAGTCCAAACATAATAAGTATATCCACCAGACACTGTTCTTGTTGGTGAACCAGTTGTTGATACAGCAGTATAAGTTCCAGCAGTACGAAAAATAACAATACCGCTGCCGCCATTCCCACCAGCGGCGCCAATAGTTGAACCATTATCGGAGCCTCCGCCTCCGCCACCACCTGTATTGGTAGTTGCGTTACCACCATTAGCGTCACCGCTAGTGGTTGCACCAGCACCACCACCACCTAAACCACCCGCACCACCTGTTGCTGATGTGTAGCCAGAGAAAGCACCTCCACCGCCACCACCTGCGTAATAGTAAGTTCCTCCAGAATTTTGACCAGTTGATGTAGCACTTCCCCAAGATGAATAAGTTGATGAACCAACACCACCTGTACCACCAGAACTACTAGTATTTCCACCAACGGCACCAGCACCACCTCCACCTGCTGCTGGATAGTTGAAGTCATTTGTAAATGAACGACCACCATCAAATCCTTGACCAGATGTAGCAGTACCGCCTAAATTGTTGTAGTAGCCACCTCCACCGCCTGAGCCACCGTTACCACCAACACCTGCTCCACCGTTACCAGAACCTCCGCCAACTGATGCAGTTAAAGAACCAAATACAGAGTTGTTCCCTTGTGCTCCACTATTTTGACCACCAGAGGCTCCGCCACTCCCACCACTTCCGACAGTTACAGAATAATTTGTTCCAAAACTTAATAGAGTATCGTGTTTTAATAATCCACCAGCACCACCGCCACCGCCGACATATGAGCCCCCACCAGCGCCGCCTGCAATAACTAGAATCTCACTTGTTATACCTCGCGGGTAATTTTGACTAGCAATAATGCCCAATAAACTCATTACGCTATATCTCCTACTACATACCAAGTATCGGTAGCAACCTTGATACAGGATGCAGCCGAATACTGCGCTCTTAACTTAGGCGCCGCGGTTGCAGCACCAGTAGATTGTATTGTAGTAGTGCCAGAAGATGAAGCCTGGATAGTAGTCTGTCCTGCGCCTATCTGGATTACATTAATAACTGAACCAGTAGGGTAGGCAACGCTAGCATTAGTTGGGATTGAAACTGTATTAGCGCTAGCCACAGATAAGGTTACTAACTTCTGGTCAGCATCAGAAAGTACTAGCGTATAACTAGCAGTCTGAGCATTAAGAGTTATTGCTGAACCAGCGCGGTAATCAAAAGCAACCGTAGGTATTGGACCAGTTGAATTAGTGACAGTAATACCTGTGCCTGCAGTAACTGCAGTCAAGTCACCTTGGTCGTTAGCAATCCACTCAAGTCCTGTAGCGGTTGCTGAGTTAGCGCTTAGAATATAACCATTGGTTGAAGCAACTGTAATCTTGCCAGGGGTATCTGCCGAAGTAGCCACCAGTAAATCACCTTTAGCATCAAAGAGTGAGTTAGGTATTGAGGTAGCAACATCAAAGGCTGTGAAGGTAATAATCTCTAGCACATCGCTGGCTGCTAGAGCAGGGCTTAAAGAGTCAATGCTTGTGCCGTTAGTTGCTGTGTAGTCTTGAGCACGAACTAGCAATACACCATTTAGGTATACCTGCTCCTTGCCTACTAGGTAGGAAAGAGTATTGCCGTTGTCATCTACACCTGACTCAGATGTTTCTCCGCCTGCTGCGGTAAATCTAAAACGGAAGATTGATGCTGTAGATGAGATACCACCCCAAGCAGTACCGCTCCAGACATACATCTGGTTATCAACTGTGTTCCAGTAAAGGGCTCCAGTAAGAAGTGCTTGACCATCATTATCTAAAGTAGGTGGAGTTGACTTAGCACCAAGGTATCTATCATCAAAAGAATCATAAGAAGCAGCAGCGCTGGTTGCTGATGTGGCTGCTGCGGTAGCACTTGCTGCTGCGCTGGTTGCAGATGTTGCTGCAGCCGTAGCAGATGCTGCAGCAGATGTGGCTGATGTAGCAGCAGCAGATGCTGAGTTAGATGCTGTTGTAGCAAATCCTGAAATAGTAGCCACAGAAGCAGCAGCAGTAATAGCATCAGCGTTAGCAGAGTTAGCAGAAGTCAAAGCCGATGAGGCTGATGTGCTAGCAGATGATGCTGACGTTGCAGCAGCAGTAGCACTAGATGCAGCAGCAGTTGCGCTAGTAGCAGCACTGGCTGCAGAGGTAGCAGCAGCAGCAACGCTGGCTGCCATAGTAGAGGCAGATGTTGCAGCGCTATTAGCCGAAGTTAAAGCCGAGGAAGCAGATGTACTGGCTGAGTTAGCCGAGGTTAAGGCAGAAGATGCCGAGGTGCTAGCCGAAGCAGCGGAAGTTGCGGCAGCAGCAGCGGAGGCTGCGACTGCTGACTCACTGGCTGCAGCACTGGTAGCACTAGTAGCCGCTGCTGTGGCAGAAGCCGCTGCAGAAGTAGCAGAGGTGGCTGCGCTAGTAGCGCTTGTGGCTGCTGCTGAGGCACTCGTTGCCGAGGCTGTGGCGCTATTAGAGGCACTTGTAGCACTGGTAGCAGCAGAAGCAGCACTTGTAGCAGCCGATGCTGCTGAAGTGGCTGCAGCCGTTGCTGAACCTAGAATGCTATCTACATAATCCTTAGGGGTAGCAGAGGATGAAATCATACCTGCGCTAGATAGACCAGTGATGACAGGGCTACCAGAGATGGTAGGGCTGGTCAGGGTCTTATTGGTCAAGGTCTGAGTTGCATCAGCAATGACTACCGTACCTGTGGTATTAGGTAGGGTGATTGTATTATCCTGAGTAGGGTCAACTACAGTCAGGGTAGTTTCGTGGGCATCAGCCGTAGCACCCTCAAAGACTATGCTGGTTTCAACACCAGATGTTCCAGTAATTGTAGGGTTAGAAATTGTAGGGCTAGTAAGAGTCTTGTTAGTAAGAGTCTGTGTCTTGGCTGTACCTACTACATCACCTTCACCAGATGCAATGCCGTGCATTGTGTGAGAACTACCAGCACCATCGTTATAGGAAGCAGAGGCTTCTGCGTGTAGGTTGGCATCACGGAAGTCTCTACCGATAGCCATATGTCTTACTACTGCGCCTGCTGAGTGTGACTGTGCAGATGAACCATCAATGGCTCGGGTGATTGTAAATGTATTGGTAGATGAAGTCGTAGCATCTACAATTTCTTCAAGCGCCGTATCTGGGTCAATAACTAAAGTAAAAGTAGTACCAGCAGCGATACTGGCTGTACCTAATAGATTACTACCACTCACCACCGACATAGAGGTAGTACCTGCAGTAATCGCACCAGTCAATGTAGACTGTTGAGAGCGAGACGTATATTGGCGTGTTGTCATTTATGTTCCTAGCGGGTATAGTGAACGCGGCTTGGGTATTGTGTTTGTTGTGCTTGAATCTCTTCGCGTAAGCGTTGTTGGAAGAGAGCAAAAATTTGTCGGGATGTAGTGTTGGCTGAACCGAATGGACGCTTTGCGTCAATCTCATCAGCCTGTGGGCTAATCTGAGAAGCACGTGCTGGGTCAAGATAGGCAAGTAATCTATAAACTGCACCTAAGACCACAACATCTTTAACTGATTCAGATAGACCAGTAACAGTAGCAAAGTCATCAGTAGGATTTACCAATGTGCTAGGACGAGTAGTATAGACCACATTGACGGTTCTACCAGATGTAATGAAGTCATCAATGGTTACAGTTTGTGTTGTAGCACCCCAAGTAGCAGCATTAGGGAAAGAGTCAAATGTATAACGGCGTATGTTGAGCCAATCTTTAGACGGACCGACTACCTGCCAAGTCATTGTCAAAATGTTCTCTATGTTTAACCCCGTTAATTCATAGGTTGTTACCGCAGCATTATACACGAAAGATGTTCTTTTCACAGCCAGCAACTGAGAGCCAATTGCCTGAAGGGTATCGTTAACGGCCTTCTTGACCACATATCGGGGGAAGATAGGCGATATGGTCACTTTAGTATCAACTGCTGCTGTTGAGGCTGTAGTGCCTAGGTAGCCACGTCCATAAGGGGCAATAGTGGCTTTGTTAGCAATACGGTCAAATGAGTCTACCCACATCAACTCTTCTCCAACCTCAATTATGCCTTTGCCTACGTTATCGGTAGAAGCAAGGCTGAGGATGGTAGGTGATGTGCTAGGAGAGGTAGTAGTAGTAACAGCAGTAGTAAGATAGGTTGAACGGTCTTGCTGGTAGGTATAACCAGATAGGTTGATTAGGACTTCATCAATAATTTCTTTAAGCGTTACTGTCACAGGTTAATGCTCCTCAAGGCGTCAGTAGGTGATAGGGCTGTAGTTCCAGCCAGTTCGTTACAAATGCCACCTAGTGCTTTGTAATCTTTAGGTTGACGGTTAGCATCGGCTGCCTTGTTAAGGGCAGCAATAAGGGCTAAACCTGTGGTGTTGGCATAGTCATTGGCAGCAGCAGTTGCAGCCATATATGCCGTAAGTGCTGGATAAGTACCACCATTCGCTAAGCGATTTAGTTCGCTTGTAAATGAACTACCTGCTGTGCCTGTTGCCATTATCTATACCTCGCTGTTTTTTTCGCAATTGATTTAGGCTGTCTTGAGAACTGTTTACCTGCACGTGTATCACTGCGTTTCTTAGCCGATGTCCTTGCGTATTCTTTTTTAGAAAGAGACTCTCTTGCTTTTTTAGGTAAATACCTTTCGCCAGTAGCCTTGCTACCTTGGGTACTGGGCTTACCAGATTTAGTACCCCATTTTTCTTTAGTCCATTTAGACAAAGATTTTTGCTTAC